ATGTGCCATACCACCGCGCTCGCCGCTACCATGCTCGTCTTGCCAGAGCCGTTCGCAGCTTTCAGAGCCACCTTCGAGTGCTTCTCGTTCAACGCCCCCAACACCGCCTCCTGCCACGCGTAGGTTTCACGTAGGCCAAGCATCATCTTGGGGAAGTTCTTCAGCTGCTGAGCCTCCTCCAATAGCTTGCGCTGCTTCCACGCAGGGATGTGAGAACCCATTCCAAGTGAAGGGGATTTCTTGCGCTTAATTTGCTTGACGGGCATAAAATTTGGTGTGGGACGGGGAGGGGGTATATAGGTAACACCCACCCCCCTCTTGGGGGTCCTGGTCCCCCCGTGGTGTTACTTCCCCCCTCCGAACGCACCGAGTAGTGCTCCGCTTACCGACAACTCCTTCCCTCCTTTACCGGTGTGTTCGAGTTGTGCTCGGGCTACGTAACCGCGGGTACGCTCCAGTAACCATGCGGAGCCTTGCCATCCGGGACCGCAGGAACGGACGACTGAAGATAACTCCACTTCTCCATTGAATCGGGCTTGTTCCAGTTCTGCTGCGAAAGCCGGGTTCCTGGCGAGGTAGCTTTGCCAGCCCGATCCGTTGTTCCAGAACCCGCAACCGATCGCGATGCGTTCCAAAGGAATCCCAAGGCGAGCGGCTTCAATCGCTTTTTTTGTGACTTCAGTGGAAAGGATTTTAAGGGGTCTCCCAATCTTCGCCTTGGGCTTCTCCGCGACCGTAATTTCCTTCGTTTCCTTTACCTTGGCCATGCCCCCTTCCTAGCCTGTTGGAAGCAACTCGCCACAAAAAACCAGCAACTCGCCCCTTTTTTGTGGGCGAAAGTTGACCAGTGTCTTAAATAGTCGGCTCCAATGAAAAACGCAGCAACGACCGCAACGACCGAGAAGCCTTTCGCTTCCTATACCAACGCAGGCTGGGATCGCCCCGGAACATTTGTTCCGATCGCCGTTGTCAGCCCGACTCCCGACTGGGTAGCTGACTTTGCGGGCGAGCAACACGGTAACCACGATATCCTGACAGGAACCCCGGACGATTGCTGGTGCATGTTATTTGCCCGATTTGGCGCTGGCGATCGCCACCCTCCTGGCGATTGGTTGATTTACTACCGTTTCAACGACGACGACGGAACCCATGACCATCAGCTATGCGTCGCAGCCCGTATCGTCACGCAGTGACCGGATCCGGTGGCATCGGCAACGGTGTCATCTGGTCCGGTCATTAAGGCCGGTTCTAAAACACCATGAAACCACGCGCAAAACGCATCATCGCGGCCCTCTTCTGGCTCGCGATCATCGCCGTAATCATCATCAACGGGCTCCGGGAGCAGTCCCTTTGGATCGGAGGTGCCCTGTGAAGTACCGCCTTGGCTTCTCAGTCGTCGCTTCCTTTTCCGGAGAGCATCCGAAGCTTGAGCAGTGGGGATCCCACGAAATCACGCTCTCGGATGTTATCCGCCAGTGGCCCGGAGTCGAAGTGGAACCATCCGAACCCTTTGATTCGGAATACTCTTACCTCGCCAAGGAGGGATCGATCCCTCGTGAAATCCTGAACCGCTTAGACGATGTGCGTGGGGAAACTCGTTTCAACATCTGCCGCAAGCTCAAAGAGCGGTTCGGACGTGAGGCCTTTTGGGCATGCATCTCGGATGTGCAGATGTCCGGGCTCTTCGACCGGGAAACCGCGTTCAAGTTCCTCGATTCAATCGGTGCGGGATTCGAGACTACGCAGACCATGGGAACTCTTGGCGGGCCACTCGGAGGTTGGTGCCCTGACTTCGCGTTCAACGTCGAATCCCAAGTGCTCATTTCATCGATCCGCGTGACTCCGGTACTGTGCACGGTGTCCGAGTCTGGAGAGCTTGAGCCTGTGCGGCCTCCGTCCGAGTGGCAGTGGGAGCGGTTCGCGGACCTGTTCAAGCGGTTTGACTGCTTCGATCTAGCCCGTCAGGGCCGTGCGATTGACGCGCATTGATTCTCCGTCCGGTGCCATGGGGGCAACTCCGTGGCATCTGGCGGGCAATTACCGCCCGATTCAAAACATCATGAAAACCACAGTAACCAGTTACCAATTCGTCGAAGCTTTCCGCGCCTGCGGGAGGGAAACCCAATTCTCCCGTGCCGCTCTTTTCGCGCTCTTCGAGTATCTCGAAGAATACGAGGATTCTTGCGGCGTTGAGCTTGAGCTGGACCCCGTGGGCATTTGCTGCGAGTGGGCCGAGTATCCGTCCGCGCTTGCGGCTTCTAAAGCTTACGGTTTCGATCCAGAGGATAATGATCGGGCCGAAATGTGGCTTGGCCGGAAAACCACTGTTGTCCAATTCACCGGCGGGGTGGTCATTCAACTCTTTTGAACCGATGAGCGACCTATTCCGCGCCTTGGGTTACTTGCTGCTAGGCGCTTTCTTCGTGCTCCTCATGGCGCTTTCGGCCCTCGCCGGGAACGGTTGATAGTCGGCCACTCTCTCCCCTTCGCCCCCTAGGTTCCCCCTAGGGGTTTTTTGTTGCCCGGATCCGATCTCCCGCCCGTCGATCCCTTCCTTGCTTCCTTTCCGGACCCCTAGTCAACCCTACCCTCGCCCCCAGGTTTTGCCCCCTAGGACACCCAATGTCCGACCAGGTGAGACACGCGATGTCCTATGGCTCATGTGCTGCTCATGTGCAGTCCCCGCCGCCCCATACCCCATACCAGATTCGGAATTCGGAAACTCGAAATCCGGAACCCGCTGGCCCCGAGCATGGAGCGGCATCCCGCGAGAATGGAGCGGTCCAGAATATTCTTTCCATCTCCCTCACTTTTCCTGTTGACGGCTGAGCATGGAGCGGTATGGTGTGTCCCGACATGAAACTCAACGAGATCAAAGAGGCGGTGCTGGCCGGCAAGACTGTGCATTGGAAGAACCGCTTATATCGGGTGGTATGCGATTCAATCGGTCAATGGTTGATCGTTTGCCCATCGACTAAAGGATGCTGGGGCCTTACATGGGCCAACGGCGTGACGATGAACGGAGACGAATCCGACTTCTTCGTGTCCCCCGAAAGCGTTTAACCCTATGGACACATGGATACTACCAAAGCAATTACACACATTGGCCTTTGCGCTGGATACGGAGGCATTGAGCTTGGACTCCAGCGAGCAATCCCAGATCTGCGCACAGTCGCTCTTTGTGAGATCGAAGCCTTCGCCGTCGCAAATCTGGTTGCGAAAATGGAAGCGGGACTCATGGACCCAGCACCTATCTGGCCGGATCTTAAAACCTTCCCTTGGGAAGCGTTTCGCGACCGAGTGGACATCCTCACTGGGGGCTACCCATGCCAGCCCTTCAGTGCAGCAGGGCAACGTCGAGGCAAGGACGACCCGAGGCACCTGTGGCCCTACATCGCAGACGGCATTCGACTTCTTAGACCTCGGTGCTGCTTCTTTGAGAACGTCGAAGGACATATCAGCCTGGGGCTGTCCGATGTCATCGAAGACTTGGCAGGAATGGGTTATCGAACGACGTGGGGCATATTCAGCGCGTCTGAAGTCGGCGCACCGCACCAGCGCAAGCGGGTGTTCATCATGGCCAACCGCATCGGCTCGCGATTGGAAAGATTCACCTGGAATGGCGACGACAGCAATCAACCCGGACGGGTCAAACAGGAACAGAACGGATCAGCTTGCGCGAGCGGTTTATGTTGCTGGCCCAGCCGTCCGGGCGAGCAGCAGTACGGATGGGAGCCGCCAAGGGTTGTGGGTGGATTGGCGCACACCGCAAGCCAACGAGGCGGGAGCGAGAGTGGAGACGCTCTACACCAAGGATGGACAACCAGCGAAGCCGGGACAGAGAGCCTATCGCAAGACGCCGGATGGTCGGATGGTGCTGCAATCGCAGACGATCAACCAACAGGTGGAGATGGTGCAGAACTGGCAGACAGCCACCGTGTCGACCGGAGCGCACAGGCAGAAGGACGGGAGCATGACCGACAAGCTGGACCGGCAGGTGAACGGCAAGCTAAACCCCCGCTGGGTGGAGACGCTGATGGGCCTGCCGGTGGGCTGGACTATGCCGAGCTGTGCGTCTCCTGTGACAATAGAACGGATGAGTTAAGGTTATTGGGAAATGGAGTAGTACCGCATACCGCTGAACTTGCATTCCGTGTACTCATACAGGAGTTGGCCAATGAGTGATGTGTCTCTCACTACAACCTCATTCCAGATCGACTATCGGATGCTCACGCTTCTCCAGAAGCGAGCCAATGAACTGGGGTTCAAGTCATGGGGAGCGTACCTCCGCCACATGATCGACTTCCATGTGCTGACTTTCGAGCCTGATCTCCTCCCCCGCCAGAGCCCCGCGGACCCCGCTTACCCTCCGTCGAGTCCATCCGCACCCTCCGACGCACTGGCGACCCCTTTCCGCTCAATTGCGAGGCATCCATATCCATCCATCGGACCCAGCATTCCGGTCCCAGCGCCCGCATACCCCTACCTCCTACCCTCCGTATCCCCGAATCCCTGCTTCCAAGTTTCGCAATCCGGAATCAGGGGTTCTCAAAAATTGCCGCCGAGCGCGGGGCGTCTTAAAACGCCCCCGCAGCGTCTCGGCGATGCTATTTTTGACTCCCTTTTAAGGGAGTAGTAAGACTCCCTTTTAGGGGAGATAGCGGGGGGGGCGCGGAACTTTCTGGGACCGTGATTGGAAGTTCCTTCTGGATACTTGACGGGTGTCCCGGGAGAACGTACCTTGGTTCTCCTATGAGTTATCTAGAGAACGGTTCCACCCTCCGCGCCATGTTCCGCCTGATGCCGCCGATGAGGCACGACGCCGACCCTACTCGGTCCGAGGTCGTGACCTACATTCGCGAGAATCTGAAATGCGATCTTGGCCGTGCGCTTCGTGCGTTTGATTCGATGCGCCACATGAAGAGCGCGGTATTGATATTCGATCGTATCCATCGCCAGTGGCGTGGTTGTGATTGGGTTCCTGCTGAGGAGGTGGACAAGATATCACTATTGATGAGCACTGTGACAGAGCTGAAGCGTGAGGTCGTGTGGCTGCGTCGTCGCAAGGGAGGCAGGAAGACCGATGATGTGGCCGACTCGGAGGAGGATGATCTGGATTCGAAACCCCAACAGCAACAAGCCGCTCCCCCCGAAGAGAAAGCGGCTGATGGAGAGGACTGGTTTAAGGCTATGCGCGACGCCTTGGCTGAGGGCGATAAGGCTTCTCCTTCTTCAGCTCCGCTCCCGTGAACGCTAGGGGGTTGGACTCTTCCCACTGGATGCCGGTGGCTGAGTGTTGAAGATTGAGAATGGGGGACGGGAGTCCAATCCTCCCTCCCCGCTTGCAGAAGGCTAGCTGGAAGCGCCGAGGCTTTGATTGGCCTACCTCATGGAGAACGGCTATCTCACGCGCCCAGTTGGCGAGTTCGGAGGAGCCGAAGCCTGAGTGGGCCAGTTCCATTGTGGTGAGTGGTTCGCCGCCATCCTTGCGTTGAGGTTTGGCTACATGGTGCATCCAG